AATCGCCGCCGAGGTTCTGACCCAGCCGGTCGAAGCGACGCTGAATACCGTTCGACGACCGGCGAAGCGCGTTGTCGTCGATCGCCGTACCGACAACCATCGTCAGGTCACTCACGAACGCATCACCTCACTCCTCTGTCGCAGTGCGTTTCTCAGCCAAACTGACAGTCATGTCCCATGGGGTTCGGATGTCGCCGCGAAGTCGTCCCTCGAAATCGGCTGCCGATTCCGACATCTCCCTGCGGCGCCGTTCTGTCTCAGCCCGGGAAAGGTCGTGGTTCAACGACTGCTTGAACCACGATTCGGCAGACAGGCCCTCCACCAGTTCCATGAACTCACGCGACGAAATTTCGCCGCGGAGCCACTGACTGATGTGCGCGCCCGGGTACTCGCTACGAAGCCCCGTCGCTATCTGTTTCGGGTACCGAATCCAGATCCCCATCGCTGTCGCGACTTTTGGGATCGGAGCTCTTGCGCTCCTCGAACTCGCGCTGCATCTTCGTCTGCAGCAACCCGATCAGTCTGGACTGTCCGCCGTTGTCGCGGAACAGCTTGTAGCGTTCCTCGCCCCACAGCGCGATGGCCACGCGTGCGTTGTACGGCGGCTGCAGCAGCGTGGCTTCGCCGTTCGGTTCGGTCTTGCGGTAGGGAATCAGGAGTTCGCCGCGGATCGTGCGGCCCGGCTCGAACGTCTCGTCTTCGATGACGCAGTCCGTTTCGGTCGTGACGTGGTCACCCTTGGCGGTGACCCGTTCACCCACTGCGTCCCGGTGGGTCAGCTTGTGGTCGGGGATCACAATGTCGGGATGCCGGTCGCACTGCTCGATCTCGAACTGCAGTTCGTCCCAGCGCTCCTGCTGTTCATCGGTGAGCATCCCAGGGAATGGCACTGTGAACGTCTCGACGGTTCCGTCGGGCAGGGTGAGGCGGATGTCTTCCCCGACCGGGAACCCGTAGTATTCGGCGGCTTGCGCTCTGGCGTCCTCGATCGAGTCGTATCCGGAGTCCGCCGCGGTGTCCGCCTTGCTGGACGTGGTCTGGTTCTTGGTTGCTTTGCTCATGGGTCGGTGCGGCTCGCTTTCTCAACAGGGGTGGTGGCGGCGCGGATCTGTGGGGGTCGCGGGGCGCCCGACCGCACCAGGCGGGCGCCCCGCGACGTCTATGCGAGCGCCGTGATGACGTTCGAGGGGCGGGAGATCGAGACCTTGCCGGCGGCATTCGCGGCGTGGACCTGGAAGCTGAACTCTTCACCCGAATCCAGTCCGGTACCGCTCAGGGTGACCACGCCATCCGTCACCGAAGGGCCGGTAGTGGCCAGATCGGTCACGACTCCATCACTGATGTGGGTCTTGCGCACCGTGTAGGTGAACGGGGTCGCCGGGCCGACCGGCGCAGGGAACACGATCGTGACCGCACCGCCAGCTCCCTCAGCGGCGGCCGGCGCCGCGGAGAACTTCGGAGGACCCGGGTTGCCTTCCCATCCCGGTCCGGAGCGGAATCGGGCGTGGGAGAACCCCGAGTGCGCGTCGATCGAAACGCCCCACCGGAAGATGGAGGCGATCAGGTTCTCCGCCGAGAGTTCACGGTCCTCGATGTTCTCGATGCTCAGGTTGGGGAACAGGTCCGCGGTGAAGACGCCCCCTTTGTCCCGCGTGTAGACGATGCCCTGACGTGGGCGGCCGTCGAAGTCGATGGGACGCTTTCGGGCGTAGTTCTTGGTGCCCTTCACCGGCGTCGACAGCAGCGGCAGGTCCATCTCCAGGGTGTCCGACAGCGACGAGTATTCGCCCATCCCGAACTCGACGGTCCCCTCCTCGGAGGTGATGTCGGTGCGGATCACCTGGCGGGTCTGCCAGAAGCGTTCCTTCTTCACCTCGAAGCTGTTGCCGAACTTGGGCCCGCTCGATTCACCGCCGCCGAGGTTGTACCAGGTGCCCCCCTGCTCGACGATGAAGTCCTGACGGATCTGGCCGTCCTGGGCGAACGGATTGAATCCGGACACCCAATCGCCGTCCACCTCGACGAAGGCCATGGAAGTGTTCACGCCGTCCTGGTCTCGCAGGAGCATGTATCCATCGAGTGCCTTGCGGGCGCTGGCGGCGTCGAATCCTTCGTCGAAGCTCGGCCGCACGCCGCCGGTTGCAGGTCGTGTCATTGCTCGATTCCTTTCCAAGAATCAGGGGATATGGACCGCGACGCGATCCGGCGATGGGTTAGGTGCGGTAAACACCCCACGGGGTGTCAGTCACGGCGAGGCCGTGAAAGAACTAGACGGTGACCAGGCGAAGGTCGAGGTAGTAGCGGGACACCATCCGAACAATCTGCTTGTCTCTGTAGGGTTGCTGGTGCGGAGACTCGATGCACCGCACCAGGTCCGCGGTGGCCAGCCCCCAGTCCGGGACATCGACCTCGGTCCACGAGTGGGATCGGAGGTAGAGGATGCGCCGCTTGCAGAGACGCGAGTACTCCTCGCATGCAGTGAAAGCCGTCTTGCCGTCGACGGCTTCCGCGAAGTGGTCTAGCTGGTAGTAGCCGTGGTCAGTGACCGTGTCTTCGTGACCGTCGTAACGCTGTAACTCGGTGAACGGCAGAGGGTCCCGGGTGGCCTGCCGTTCGGCGCCAGCACCGCCTGGCAGTGCTGCTAGCCAGGCGACCAGGAATCGGACGCCCGGCGGCGCCTCGCGGTCGAACAGTTCAACTGGCAGCGTCATTTGATCTGGTCACCGAATTTCGCGCGTGCCTTCCCGAACGGCGCGACCGCTTCGGTAGGGGTGTCACGGTCCAGCGTCACCCAGGATCCGTCGGGCATCTGGACCCTCCGCGGTTCCTCTGTGTCGCCGGGGTCGGCCTTGGTGCCGTACTCCAGCATGTGGAGCATCGGGTTGTCGGAGTAGATGAGCCGGCCAGGAAGCGGGTGCGTCTCGGTGTTCGGCAGCTTCTTGATCTGGATAGATCCAACGGCATCGCCATGGTCGATCGGGATGTGCGACTGGATCTCAGTCTTGACTTCCTCGGCCAGCTCAGCGTTTTGGGAGTCCAGCTGTGAGGTGGCCTCGATCTGTGCGCGTAGCCGCCGTTCGATCTCGCGGGAGGATTCGCGCACACCATGGCTGGACATCAGGACGTTCGCCGCGGCTTCGCCGCGTGCCGCTTCTCCGCTTCGAGCCACACCTCGACATCCTCGAGGTACTGCTGCTCGGCGGACAGCCAGGCAGCGACCTTCCCCGGATCTCCGACGGAGTCGGGATGCGAGACCTTGCCGGCGGCCAACAGATCGGTCGCCTCGGCCGCGGACAGCTGCACCGTGGAGCCGACCTCGCTGACGTGCAGCACCTCGGCGCCGCGCTGCAGCACGAACTCCTGAACCACCTTGTAGGGCATGGCTGTTCCTCCTATCCTCTCGCGTTCGTGGCGTACACCGTCACCTTGAACACATCGCGTGTTTCGTCGTTGAACGGCAAGGAGCTGCCATCGTTGCCCCAGACGTTTTCGTCTGCGTCACCCCGTTCCGGAGTGTCGGTGCCGTCGTAGACCAACTCGTCGATCGCGGCGGCGGCCAGGACCGCGTCCACTGGCGGTGCGGTGCACTTCCACGACTTGGTGAGAACGCCGCCGGTCTCGTCGGTGCGCAACGGCCGAAATCGGCACCCGCCGACGTTGACTTGTTCCCGGCTGGGTGGCCGCACGCCGTTGGGATCCGGTTCCCCGAGGGTGACGATCACGAATCCCACGGTTTGGTCGCCGAATTCCATGTCAGGCCGGTAGGTCAATCCGGATGGTGGCGCCGCGTTCATCGAGGGTCTTGGTCAACACCAGGCCGTTGGCCGCGCCGGGGCCGCGCAAGGCGAGTTGTTCGATGATCCCGACGAGCATGGTCAGCGACTCTCCCGGTGTTCGGGGCCGCGGGTTGGCCGGCATCATCGCCCGGAGCTGTGGCGGCAGGTTGCTGGCGCCGAGAAGGTGGGGGAAGTCAGACGACGCCATGGCGGGCCCCGCAATCCGGATTGATGGCCCGAGGCGGGATGCTGATCTTCCCGCCTTGGGACATGGTGACGGTGATGAGCACACCTGCGCAGCTCGCGCAGTGAAGGGTCACGATCGTGTGATCACCGAATCGCTGCGGTTGAGCCAGCTGCGCGTTGGGCACGAGCGTGTGCTCGTTGAGCTTGAAGTGATTCAGCAGGGCCTCGGCGATGAGCCTGTTCATGTTCGCCTTGGCGGCCTGCTCTTCCTCGGTGTCTCCGGGGAAGGTGTCGGCATGGGCCGGGAACACCAGCGGGGTTCCGCTGGGATGCGGAAGCGCCGGCAGGCCGCCGGCCACGAGGGTCACCAGTCCTGGCTCGAAAAACTCGGTGGGTGCGGTCACAGAGTCTCCCTGTGGTAGTTGGGGTTGGGTGAGGGGGCGGGTCAGAGAGGTATGAGCCGGTAGCGGTCAAGGGTGGCCGCTACGCCGAACACGGCGCGGTCGGCGGCCCGCCGCAGATCAGCCCAGTTCAGTTCGATGTCATCGACTTTCTTGCTGGTGAGGTCCCGGGCAGATCGACCGGTGGCCTTGTCGACCTTGCTGCGCAGGGCCATCTCTTCGACCATCGAGCAGATGGCGTCGCGCCAGTCGGCGGCGGCGACTTCGTCGAAGCCGTGGCTGAGCGTGACTTCGATCGCGCCGAACTCGCCCGACCAAGTGCCACCGTTGGGCTTGCGTGCACACCCCGGCTTCCGGGCGGACCACCTGGCCGCGACGGGACGCCCATCCTCAGCGACAGTCGGCTCTCCATCCACCTTCAACGTGGGGACCGACAGCAGCCGCCCGCCCGGCCCGTCGAGGACCAGCGTGTCCGTCCGGACAGGGCTGACGTGCCACCCGCAGTAGGCGCGCGCCGCCGCCAGCGCCGCGGCCAACATGTGGGCGACCTTCCCGTTCGGTGCATCGTCGGGCAGACGCCCCTCGGTGTGGGTGTAGACGTCTGCCGCGGTCAGCTCGGCCATCGGTGTCGGATTACGCCCGTGCGGGCGGCGACGTTGCCCCGTTGGCGAGGACCGCAACAGCGGACAGCACCCCACCGTCGGTGGAATCCGCGGTGGTCACGGTGAGCCGCACGTACCGCTGAGTCGCCACGATGTAGCCGAACTGCTCGACCGTGTCGCTGGCCGCGTCGTCGAACGTGGGCAACACGCCCTGGATCCGGTCGGCTGGCACGGCGGACCAGTCGGCGCCGTCGTCGGAATGCTCGACGGCGAACTCGTGAGTGCCGTCGGTGACCGCGCCGGCGGTGACGATGAACAGGGCCGAGCGGAAGTTGTTCTTGAACAGCGCCAGGTCGATGGTGGCGCCGTTGACGGTGTCGTCGGCGTCGAGCGTCGTTGAGGCCAACGCGAGCCGAGACAGTGTCGTGGTGTGCAGGGTGTACATGGTGGGTCCCTTCGGGCTACTTGCTGCGCCGCGACTGCGGCCGGGGCTTGGATTCCGGCTCGGCCTTGGCCTCGGCCTCGGCGGTCAGCCAGGCAGCGACGTCGCTGTGGTACTGCTCTTCGGCCAGCAGCCACGCCTGAACGTCTTCCTCGTGCTGGGCTTCGGCCGCCAGCCACGCCGCGGCGTCAGCAGCGTCCTGATCGGCGGCGGCCGAGGTAGGGGTGCGCACCTCGCCGGGGTTCTGAGACGCGGTCTCGTTGCCGCCGCGCTGATCCTGGACCTTGGCGAAGTGGTTCGAGTGGGTTAGCAGGATCGGGTCGTCGTCAGCGACCTGCCGGCCGCCTGCGTAGACCTTGCCGTCGTACAGAAACGCGTTGGTGCAGCGATGACTCACGCGGGGTTTTCTCCTCATCTGGATGGGGCTGTCGGGGGCGGTCAGGCCCCGGCGCATGCCGGGGCCTGACCGAGTCGGGTCACTTAGGTGACGTTGAGCAGGCGGAACGCTGCGTCGTTGACGGAGTCCCCGCCGCCTCGCATGAACGCATGCCAGCCGGCCTTGCCGACGGGACGTCCGTTGGAGCCCATCACGTGCGGGACGTAGGACAGGGTGGTACCGATCCGGTCGACTACGACGTAGTTCCGGAAGTCACCGAACGCGAGGACGTGGTTGTCTTCGCCGTTGGTGATCGAACTCTTCATCGCTTCGGCGACGTAGTCGGGCCGGCCCAGCAGCTCACGCTTGCGTCCCTCTTCGAGCTGTCCCCACAGCGATGCGCCGCCGGCGGTGTCGAACTGACGCATCTTGCCGTAGATCTTGCGGTGCGCCAGCCACGAGGCGTTGAACGCATACCGCTGCGGCAGCTCGCCGTCCAACTCGTGCACGTCCTCGACAGCGAACGTGTCGGTGTCGGCCGACGCCACGACCGAGGCGGTGCCGGTGAGGGCGGTGATGATGCCCGTGGGCTGCCCGACACCGGAGCCCGTCACATGGCTGATCGACTCCTTGACGTCCTTCTCGAACGCGATCATCGTCGCGATGTCGTCGGCCAGCGCCGCCGCGTCCTGCTCGAGTTCGTGGGAAAACTCGACCCAGATCTGCAGCTTGTGAACCGGGATGTCCGGCTGTTCGAGGCCCGGCGAATCATCAGAAACCTCTTCGCCTTCCCCGTCCCACGATCCACTCACGCCCGCCGAGGTGATGCCGTTCCACGTCTTTCCGGTGGCCTGCACGACGCGGGCAATCTGGCGCACCTGGTTGAACGACCCGTTGGCCGTCAGGATCACCGTCGGGTCGAGCTGCATGGGGACCAAGAAGCCGCCGAGGTTGTCGGTGAGGCCCATGCTCCGCAGGTAGGCGGCGCGTTCCTCGTCGACCAGGACGCCGGCATCGCCGCGCGACCGGACCAGCTTGATGAATGCGCGGCTGTAGGCCGGCGAGGTACTGGCCAGCACGAGGCGCGCGACGGGAGTCGTGTCCTCGCCGTCACGCTCGACGAACTTGGTCGCCACTTCGCGGACCTTGTCGTCGGCGAACTCCATCCGCTCGATGGCGTCGTAGGCCCGCGATCGCATCTCGGTGGAGGCGCTGTCGCCGTAGCCCATCCGGATCTGGGAGGTGTCCCAGGGGTTCTTGTACTTGCCGGCGATGAACGTTGCGCCACGGCGCTCCTGGCGGTCCTCATCCACCGGGCGGGCTCCACCCTGGCCGCCGTCACGGGTGCCGCCGGCGGTGTCGTTGGTGGTGCTGTCCTCGGTGGCGCCGCGGACCTCGTCGAGGGCGGCGTCGTGCTCCAGGTTCAGCCGGTGCTCGTGCACCTCTCGGAACTCCTCGACCAGCTTCGGCACGCGGGCACGGTCCTCGGCGGTCTTGTCCTTCTTGGCGTGGAGCCTTTCGAGTTCCTCCTTGATGTCCTTCTCGCGGTTGAGCGACTGCTTCAGATCGAGCTGCATTTCAGAATCCCTTCATGGGTGGGTTGAGGTCCAGCGCGCCGCGGACCTCTTTGAGTGCGTCGCCGAACAGGGCGTCGTCGCCTGCTCGGTCCTCGTCGGGTTCGTCGGTCGCGGAATCGGTTTCCGTGTCCTCCTCGTGCTCTCCGGCCTCGTCTCTGGAGGTGGATTGCGGCGATTCGGTGTCGTCGACCGAGTGCTCAACGGCCGCCCCATCGGCGGTGTCTCGCGGCTCGTCCTCGGACGTTTGCCCCTCATCCGGGGCGCCCTCGTCGGGCTCGTGATCGACTGCCTCCGCTCGGAAGACAGCCTCGGCGAGCAGCTTGCGCTGCTCGGGTTCGTGGAGCCGATCGGGGTAGAGCACGATCGGGTTATCGGCGGATCGGACCTCTGCTGAGGTGCCGCCATAGGCGGGCCACACGACGGGCCCGACCTCGCTGATCTTGACCTCTTTCAGTGTTCGGATCAGGGGTGCGCGCTCGGGCTGCTCTCCGTAGTAGAGGATGCGGCGCACATCTTCGGCCTTGACGGCGTTCCCGTCGACGTCGATCCATTCGTCTCGAACGACGCTGAACCGGAACGACATTCCGTCGATGGCTCCGGTCGCGATGGCTTCGCGTACCAGGTCGATGATGATGTGTTGGCCGAGTCGCGATCTGACGAATAGCCCGCGCTCGTCTTCGTGGATGTCCTTGATGACTCCGATCGGAATGGACCCGATCAGTGGGTGGCGGCCGTGGTCGAACTGGAACTTGGGTGTGCGTTCCCGCAGCGATTTGCGGAACGCGCCGGGCGCGATCTGCTCGTCGAACAGACCCTCCCAGGAGTCGATCCTCGTGGGCTCGTTGAACACCGCGCCGTACCCGGTGAAGGTGCGGCCATCACCGGTGTCGTCGTCCGCGCGGATGATTTCGAACGGCACTGTGCGCAGCAAGTTGTCTTGCCACAGCCCGCTACTCGGCGGCTTGGTCAGTAGAGCCGTCACCTGTCCTCCTTGGTGTCCGCTGGCGGCAAGGCCGGCGGTGCGGGTGGGTATGCCAACTGGTCGAGTTCGTCGGCTATCCGCAGCGCCGGCTCGCTGGCGCCGCGAAGCTCTCGGATGAACCGTGCTGCGGCTGAGATGGCCTGCTGAGCGCCGGGCTGCTGGAGTTGGACGCTGTACCAGCCGGTGTGCTTGAGCAGGCGCAGATCATTGGCCTCGACGGCGGCGATCACCGATGCGGGCTCGTATCCGCCGTCGACGTAGGTGCGGATAGTCCGCGCTTTCACTTCGGCGATCTCGGCGGCGTCCTTCTCGTCCTCACGCAGGAACGGGACGTCGGAGCTGTCGTACCAGAGCCGCGAACCTTCGGGACGTTTGGCGACGCGCTGCAGTGACCCGGAGGCGTTCTGCCACAGGGGGTGGATGGTGCCGTCAGCGAAGCGTCGGCGGGCCTGCGCGTAGTTCGCGTATGTCGCAGCCTCCAGCCCCTCGGACAGCCCGACGATCACCGGTGGGGCGCCAGCCGCGGCCGCGATGCGTGTTTCACCGTGCCCTCGAACGACTTTGAACTCGATGTCCTTGAGGTTGGACCCGACAACAGTGGCGTCAGCACCGGGGTAGAGGTGCATCGTCTTACCAGCGCGGTCGACGCCAGAATACTTGTCATCGAACTCCTCGACCCACTTCTGCACGCCTTCCAGCGTTGCGCCGGCGATGCCTTGACTTCCGCCGGTCCCGGGCAGCCCTGGGAAGTGCTTGACGATGATGTTCGGTGTAGCGCCGTTGTCCATGAACTTCTGTTGGTAGCGCGTCATGGACTGGTCGGCCTGAATCTCGCGGATGATCGGAGTCAGCCAGGACATGCCGATGAATACGCCGAGGGGGTCGGGGATCGGAGCGAAGTGCGCGACTTCGTCAACCGTGAACGGGACTTCATCGTTCTGGGATCCGCCACCGTTCTCGGTGTACAGGTAGCCGATCTTCCGCCAGCCGATCTGCCCGCCACCGCGGTTTGCGTTGTTCCGGCCAACTCGGTTGGCGATCCGCGGCAGGCCGATGATCTGCACCCAGTCCGGCCGCAGCCGGACGAGTTCGCGCTTCGGTTCCTGCGATCCGACTGTGGCCAGCGTCGATTCGGCGTACCAGTAGGAATTCCCGGCCAGGTCGGCGTCTTGGATCATTCGCGTGAGCAGATCTTGCGTTGTGCCGCCTACCCACGGCTCCTCGAACAGGGTGAGGTCCCGAGTCCCGAACGTGTCGGACGGCTTGCCCTGGTAAAGGCGCTGCCATTGGAACCGGACGCTGGAGAACACCAACATCCGCACGAGCATGCAGGCGAAGATGACGCCGTTGGCTTGGTAGGCGTGGGTAGCCAGGCCCTCGAAGTTATTGGGGGCCTTCTCGGTACCCGTACCGGCGAGGGTCTGCCGGACCCCGCCGGGGTAGGCCCACCCGTCGTAGGTGAACTGGTTGAGCATCGACGAGTACTGCTCGAGCGTCAGCGTCCCCCGCGTTGCGCCGCCCAGGCGGCCGAGCAGACGGTCCAGCAGCCTCACCGCGGGTTACCGGGCTTTCGGCTCTCCGGGTCGTACAGGAGCGCGGCGGCGAGCGTGAACGTCCCGCCGACCATCAGCGCCCACCAGGGCCCGAACTGGCCTGCCACACCGGCGACGACGGCCGCGGCGCCGACAACGGCGGCCAGCAGCACGATGCGTGTCGGTGTCACGATAGGAACCCCCATATCTCGGTTTCTCGCGGCTGGCCGTGGGCGATCAGCCCGTACAGGGCGAGCGTCACGGCGACCAGTTGGGTGATGTCGCTGCCGGGGTCTTTGCGGTCCCACGCCCACGCGTCGGCGAGGTCGCGCCGCTTCCCGGCGATCACGGAGTCCTGCAGCGGGCGGGCACCGCGGTGGCGCAGCTCCTTGCCCTTGACGACCGACAGCGCCTTGCCGCACGCCTGCGCGTAGCGGGTCGCGTTCGTGGTGACGACTTCGATGCCGAGCTTCTGCAGATCCTGGATGACCGCCCCGGCCTCGGACTTCTCGTCAACGACGACGGCGCACGGGCCCCAGTCCTCGACCAGCTGCAGCACCCGGTCGGGGATCCAGTCCAAGCCAGGCTTCGACGCGACCCCGGGTTCGTCGCGATCGGCCGGGACGATGCCGACGTGGTACAGGCCGTCAGGCCGGTACCCGGCCACCCCGATCGCCGCCTGGGTCTGCGACTTGTTGACGTAGATGCCGAACGCCACCGGGTCGACCGGAGTCGAGTCCGGGTCGATGAGTTCCCGCCACATCGTCTTGCTGATCAGCGGTGCGTCCAGGAGATCCGGTGCGTCCCACCAACCGAGCCGTTCGCGCACGAACTCAGCCGGCGGCAGAGCCTCCCGCTCATCGCGGATGTACTGAATGCTGATACGGCGTCCGAGCGCGGTATTCGCCATCTTCAGGTAGTCGAGGTTGTCGGCTGCGCACCCTGGAGTTCCGAGTTCGTGGGTGCACTTTTCCTGCTCGCACACCCCTTCGGGTGCGCAGTACTCGACGTACCCGAGCCGTGGGCTGCTGCCGACTCGGCCGCGGTCCCGCACGCTACGCAGATAGTCCGAGTCCGACCGGCCGGCCGATGACCCGCCGACAATCTGGCCGGCCGGCTTGGTCGAGAGGATCGGCACGATCGACCCGACATGCTCCGACTTGACGGCGAACCCCTCGTCGAGGATGACCTTGCTGCCGGTCAAACCGCGAGCGCCGCCCTTGGTGCGGGCCTTGAACTTCACCCGCTGCCCCTGCGGACACGCCTTCGACGGTGCGAGTTCGATCGCCTCTAAGCCGCTACCCCGGTAGATGCCGTTCGTTGGTCCCGGCAACAGCCGCTTGGCCAGCGACGGCCGGTTCTCGATGAGGAACGTCAGATCGCGAAACGCCTCGCGGGTGGTGTCCAGCTCGTGGGCCGACCACGAGATGAGCGCTTCCTGCGTGACGAACAGCCACCCGAGACATGCCTGTTTGAGCCAGCCAGTCTTCAGGTTCTGTCGCGCGGCGATCATCCAGAACTCGAACGTGGTCGGCAGCCCATCCGAGGTGATGCCGAACAATGCGTCGAGCGCTAGCTCCTGTTCCTCGTCAGGCGGAAACCCGACGAAGTCGCACAGGTCGGCCACCTCCGGGCCGAACGTCTCGCTGTACTCGGGGAAGTGCTCGTAGGCAGCCTTAACTGGTTGCCGCGGCTGCTGCACGCGCCTTCTTCTCGTCACGCCGCTTCTGCAGCTCGTCGACTTCGTCGTCCTCGACGGCGGCGCCCGCTAGAGCAGCTGCGGTCACCGCTCGCAGTTCCTTGGACAGCGCCGCGAACGACGACCCGGTGTCGAAGGTCGACGCCTCCAAACGCACCGCCAGCTTCAGCGCCAGTTGGCCGAGGACGGTGTCCAGCCGATCCGCCTCGGACAGCTCCTTGACCGTCGCTGCCACCACGCCGACCGAGGCGTACGCCTCGGTGTTCGGAGCAGGGGGATCAGAGTGCTCGGTCGTCGGCGTGGTGGCTGGCGGCGCAGCAGCGGTCCGCCGCGGCTTCTTCCGATCACGGGCGCCTGCCGTACCGGCGCGCTGGGCCCGCTTCTTGCACGTCTCGCCGCAATACTTCGCCTGCGGTCGCTGCGCCTCAAAGGGCCTGCCGCAGACAGCGCAGGGTTTCTGCACGTCAAGCCCCTTATGTCCAATGTTTGCTGTAGTGGCCGATGTGTTTGCTGAAGGGGATAGAGGGACATGTCCCGGGACATCAAACTGTCCCTGTATGGAAATGACTGCTAACGCGAAGGGGTCAGGCGACTGATGTGCCTTCGCGGGACCCCCTCCCCCCTCTGGCCTGCGGTTATGCCGAGTGTCGGTCGACTTCCTGCGGGTTTAGTCCGAAGGGGACGGTGTTTGCTGGGTGGTCGCAGGGGTTTGCTGACCGGGGGTGAGTCGAACGTCGGTGACGGTGAGTACCTGTTGCGCGCGGCAGAACTGGTCGAACTCGACGGCCTCGGGGTAGGGCAGTGGGTCTGTCACCCGGTCCTGCCAGTGGCTACCCGACCATTCCCGCCATGCGACGCACGCAGTGTCGGGTGGGACTCCGTCAGCCTTGAGCCGGTCGATGACCCGATCGACGACGGGAGGGACGAGCTTGTCCTGGATCTGCAACGCTTGGGGCCCTGAATAAGTACTGGACATGGCCAGACCTGCGCGGTAGGACACCACGACCGTCGACTCTCCACGCTCGAGCACGTGGCTCGCGTGACCGATACCGTGGTCGACCTCGCCGACGGTCCAGCCGTACAGCTCGGCGGTGTCCCGGATGACGACGAATGGACGTTCGAAGATCCTCGTGGTCATGGCTGCTCGCTGACTCGTCGATGCTGGTACGTGATCACGGGGAACGTGTCGTCACCCTCGAAGTCGGGTTCGGTCTGCTCCACCACAAGCTCAGGGCCGCAAGGGCAGAACGCCGACATGACGTGCTCGATGCTGTCGCCGCCAGGACCCCAGTGCAGGTGCTCTTCAGCGACAGGCGTGCTGTCGGCCTCGGCGCCCATCAGGGTGTCGGGGTGTCGATGATGGTGAACGGTCCACCACAGCCAGCCGAGATCGCCGCTGCGGCCTCCAACGCGTACTCGGCGCGGGTGCGCGGGTCCATGCCCAGCTGGGCGGTCGTGTGCAGCGACCCGAGCGCGATCTCATCACCGCAACCAACGGCCAGGTGCCCGGCCGTTGAACGGGAGAACTGGTAGTCGCCGTAGATGGCGTAGAGGCGGCCTTGGATGCCGACGAGGAACACGCTGGCCAAGCCCTCTTTGGTGACGTTGGCGGTCTCGGCGTAGCCGCCATCCTTCAGGGTGTCCCGAACGGCGTCAACGAATGTGGTGGCGATGAAACGGTCCACATCCCAGGTGTCCGGTGCGCCGACGTTGAGGCGGTAGCGCAGCAGCTGCGCGGCTCTCGGTGATCCGGTCAGCCCGATGACGTACGGGCCGTTGGTGAACACCTTCTCGTCCGCCCTGGTGGTCTGTCTCCACCCCGCGGTGGCCGCCGAGTCACCGCCGATCAGCACACCGCCGTCGTACTCCACGCCCACGATGCAGGTCATGACGTGGCCTCGATGCCGCAGGCTTCGCCGTCGCAGCTGCCAACATGCCAGTACCGGACCACGCGACCGCAGCGACACGGGCACGTCAGGGCCATGCACCGCGGGTTAGCTGGCTTGACGGTCTCGGCCCCGCTGTGGTCGCTACCGACCTGCGGGTTTGCGTTGGCTGATTCGTTTGCTGAGCGGAAGCCGCAGCCATGGGGGCACATCGGGTCGCCATTGCCGTCGGTCTTCATCCAGTTGCCGTGCTCGCAGATGTGCCGCGTCCGCTCAGAGTGGTCGCGCCGACCGGCCTTGGTGAAGCGCTCGGCCCGGCGCTGCGTCCGGTTCACCCGAACACCGCCACCAGCAGAGCGAAGACCACCCCGACGCCGCAAATCGCCGCTGGCGCAGCCCAGATCATGTGAACGCTCGTATACCAAGGATTCCACGGCCAGTACTGGCCTTCGGCCCACCAGTTGACCGTGTGCACCTCGCCGGTCTTGATGTCGACCCACCGCTCGCCGCGCCTCACGATTGCGGCCCGCGGACGGGGTGTTTCAGGGCCGCCGACGCGGAGCTGCTGTGGCCCTCGGGGATTCGGTACTCACGCAGCGTCCGCGGGCCAGCGTGGCAGCCGGCCACCACGCTCCGGGACCCCAGCATCTGACGGCCGTGCTGATGCTTCCGGCCGCAGTGCGGGCACGACACGGTGATATGCCTGCCCTTCACCTCAACCACCTCAGCCAGGCCGCCCCGCCAGGGGATCATCGGACGGCGTCCAGTGAGCTGGACAGCGTCATCAACGACGGCAGGGCTGCGTCCGTGGGTTCGACCGCGGACGCAGTATCGACCACCAGTTCGGTGATCGGATGGGAGGCCGCCGGCGGGCGGACAACAGCGGCGATCGCCGCCGCCAGTGCATCCTCGAGATGCGTGAATGCCAGCGACTGCTCACGGCACACCGGTGTCGTGTCCCGCACCGTGCGGTACAGCGCCTTGAACTGGGCACGCAGATTGTCGAGGGTGTCGCGCGTGGCCTGGCCTTGCGGGGTGTGCAGGTCGATGCGCCGATCGATCTCGGCGTCACTGATCACGCTCGGGCCGTTGACGGTGAGAGTGCCAACGGTGATGGTCGGTGCGGTCTGATCCATCTGGGTTTCCTTCGGTGCGGTTACTTCACCAGACGCGTGAGTCGTCACACGGCGGGTAGGTCGCGGAATCGTCGTCATCGGGCACGCCCTGGCGTTTACGGCCGCCGGCAGCACGGTTCCCACCAGCGGCGCAGTCGCGCTTCAGGGCGTGCTCGGGGCCGCGGTAGATGTTGCGGTTGTCGTCGTCGTGTCCGAGGTCCCATTGCTGGTCGGGCCCGATTCGCTCCCCGCAGCGCCAGCAGATCGCCTGACCGGACTTAACGATCGGCTTCAGTTGCTCCCGGAGCCGCTGGTGGCGGGGCCCGTAGCCGCGGGCGTCAGTCGAGCCTGGAGAAGGCATCCAGCGCGTGCGTCTTGCCGGAACCGGTTTCGCCGACCAGCGCCTGCATCGGTTGCGAGAAAGACGGTTCGGGGACCTCGGGTATCTCGTGCTCGATGGCGTCCGCATCGGTCGGGATCGGGTCCAACGCTGTTGTGATGCTGATCGCGTGGGCCATTCGCTGCCGCAGCGCGACGTAGCCGACGGCGGCGGCCTCGACGTCGATATCGCCGACCAGGAAAGTCACCGTCACCCGCGACGATTCGCGGAGGCCGCCGCCGTACCTGGTGAGTTCAGCGAAGCCGGGGGAAACCACCACCCCGTCACGTGCGATCCAGTGGCCAGGCAGCACAACATCGCCGATCTTGATGTGATCGACGCCGATCGTCACCGGCGGCTCGAAACCCTCCGCGGCTTCCCGGCCGGCCGTCTCCCCGACACAACCGACCTTGCCGGGACTCGGATAGGTGACCTTCACATCGTCACTCACCTTTTGCGACCTCCTCGACATAGGGAATGGCCTCGCCCGCGATGCCGGCCATTAACCGGCCTTTCATCGCCCAGAATCCGTCCACGGAATACGCGGCGGCGAACGCGTGGCCGGCGTCGCGGTAGTGGGCGGCGAACCGGTCAGCGAGGTCGGGAACGCTGGCTGTGACCTCCATGGACATCCCGGTGGCCTTCGGAGACGGAACCGGGGCCTGGGCTGTGGTCGTCAGTGAGAGCGTGCACACGATCATCTCGCCGCATCGCGGGCATGGGACATCGACAGTGGAGGGTGCATCCATGGGTGCGGTCAGCTTTCGCTTGTCCAATGAGAAAACCCGCTCGAACCGGGAACGTTTTCCCTGGTCGGCGGGTTCAGAATCCTGAGCTAGGCATGCGTCGTCAGTAGCTCCAAGACGGGGACAACACTACACCATGTCAATCACAACCGTGTCATTTCAGTGTTCCCCAACAGCGCAGAATGGCCGGTCGGCGGCCTGGCTCATAGGCCGGACCGCTGGTCGGTGCCGATAGCGCAGACGCCGCCGCACGTTGAACAGCGGACGCCCACCATCACCTCGTCGTCCAACTCCAGCATCGACAGGTGATAGCCCGCCCTCCCCGTATCGCCGCAACGACACTCAGCGGCCAGGCCGTCCAGCCCCTCGGTGAAGGCGCGTTCCAGATCTTCCCTATTGAGGAAACTGGTGGACTCCTCGGCTGGCAGTCCGGCCGGAAGCGACTCGCGCGCATATACGCCGTCCTCGCACAGCTCGAGTCTGTCTGCCCGAATCGGGATCTGTTCATCCATCCGGGTGGGCCCTCCTCCAGCCGATCATCTCGTCGTCGAGAGCCAACGATGCGTTGAACTTGGAGATCTCGGCGGCAATACGCTTGGCGACCGAGTCGGGATCAAATGCGGGGTCAGGCGGAACTTCAGCGATGTCGCTCATGGCTGCGCGTCCTCCTTGAGGTCTGTGCGGGCGCCGCGGCCGGGGCGGTGCGCGTTCCACTCGTCGATCGTCTCGGCGAGCCAGCCGCGGACCGTTCCCCGGGGGATGGTGCCGTCGTCGTTGACTGGCCCGATCGTGGCGTCCGGTGGCGGCAGTTTGTACCGGCCCATGCTGTTCGGGGCGACTCCTATGCGCTCGGCGAACTGGGCCTGCGACAGGTACCGTGCGGGCCGCTTCTTAGCCATCGGGCCGGCCCAGGGCGCGGCGGATAGCCCGGCGTACGCTCTCTGCGTCGTTGTCGTCGCTATCGGCGAAATGGGCATGCAGTGAGGGGTCGGTGCGGAGCGTGACGAATGCGTTGAACACCTCGATGGGGTCATCGCTGGTGTTGAGCGTTCGCGCCGCCGCGGCCCGGGCGGCTTCGGCGGCAGCGCGTTCCTCGTTCTCCCTGGCCTTGTCGTCCCAGTATTCGCCGGGACTGCCGAAGGTTCTCATCGGGCCCACCCGCGGACGATGCGGTTGCCGATCTGGATGAGCACCAGTGCTCCCCACGCGACCCACAGGGGCCAGGGGACGCCGAGAGCGAGGAACACGGCGCCGGTGCTGGCCGTGGCCACGAGGTCGTAGTTCTTCTTGAGTAGTTCCATGGGTTCGTTCCTTTCAGTCCCAGTATGGCTGGGCGATGACCTCCGGGTCACGGCCCTGTGCGCGCGCGACGTATTCGCGGCGATAGTCGGGATGGTCAGCGACGGTGATGGACTGCTCGCGGCCATCGCCGCGCGGTGCCCGGTCGATGCCGAGGAGCGCGTACAGCTCGGCGGTGTCCTCTGTGGTCATTCGGTAGTTCACGATCCGCTTCGGTGGGGCTGAGATGGTGATCCACCCCCAGGCGGTGCCGGTCCCGCCACGGACGCTCCAGGTCTTGCCGGACCGCTCTTTGAGGGCGGCGCGGATGGCTTTGATGGCGGTGTCCCGGTCGGTGTAGTCGACGGTGGTGGCGGTCATGGCTGGCCCCTTTCCAGGCGGGGTGGGTAGTCTGGTGTTTCCGGTGGTTACCGGGTGGGAGGTACTAGCGATATCTCCCACCCGGCCCGGGTCCGGTCACCGTCTGCGACGTTTTCGCTTCTTACGGTGCTTTCCCGGTTTTCTCGGCTTGCGGTTCTGGATTGCCACCCAGACGTTCACGACGAATGTCGCTGCGGCTAGCGCAAGCGCGAGGTTTTCTTTCGATTTCACCACCTCCTTTCTCTCTCGCTTACACCTTTAACTATACAGTACGACACTGCATAGTGCAACAGTGTTGGACTGTAAAGTTGAGAGGAGATGTCCAGCGTTCACCCCTACGGCCAGGCGCCGGGCTACTGTGGCGTCCATGACCGAGCCGGCGAGCCGCCAGAAGCCGAACCGCCAACCAGCGAGCCTCGCCGAACTCACCACGATCGTGCGCCCACCAGGGCATCCCGAAGGCATCCGCGCCTTCACCGACGCGGAGCGGGCCGACGCCGAGCTCTACGCCACCGAAACCGGCGCCGCCGTCGAATCACTCACCTGATGCCCAAGCCGGGGGATCTTCGTGCGAACAGGCACGGGGGCATGGGTAACGATGCCGCCGACCCACTGCCCGAACGGGCCATCCCATGCCCTTGACAGGTCTCCACATGTAAACGTAACGTTTACATGTGGAGATCACAGACAGCGCCCGCAAGCACGGTATCGCGGACGACGACATCCTCCACGCGTGGCGCAACCAATTGCGCTACGCGCTGCTGGAGTACAAAGGCGAACTCCAGTACCTCGCGATCGGGCCAGACTGCAGCGGCACGCTGCTGGAATTGGTCGTTCCTTGCGATGACCCACGCCGGGTCATCCACGCAGACATACTGCGTCAGAAGTTCTACCGCTACCTGCAGTAGAAACACAGGCGACCAGAAGGCGGGATCGGCCCGCCGATGGGTATTAGGCCGGGAGAGGCCGGGTGAACGAAATGACTGACGTCAAGAATGCACAGGGCGTTGAAGATTGGTTGGATTCGCTTGAACCAGATCCAGCGAACGCACGGAGTGCAACCCATATTCGGAGGATCATCGCGGCCAACGAAGCGTTGGACGCTGCGCAGGCCGAGCTGAACGCTGCAGTGGCCGCAGCCCGGAAAGCCGGTGACACATGGGACGCGATCGGAGTGGCATTGGGTGTGTCGCGACAGGCGGCCTACCAGCGTTTCGGGCGATGACGGTTACATGAGCCCAAGGCCCTCGGTACCGGTCAGGTCGTAGCAGACCAGTCCAGTCACGGGGAATGTCGGCTTCCATTCGGCAGTCCGGTCGTCCCCGCCGCAACAGTCAGCCCCGGCAGGGTGGATGCACGGCATGAATCCGTCCTCGCCAGGCTAGTAGTACGCGAAACCCCACCCGTCGCCGCCGGGCGCGGTGCGACAGGCCAGGGTCGGATATCCGCGCGCATCGATGATGGGAATATCGGGGTCAACGCCGATTTGGTTCAGCCGCGCAGCGTGATCATGTAGCTGTTCTTCGGTCTCGAATATGACCAGACGTGGTGCGACGGTCAGAGAGTGACTGTGGACTGGCATGTCAGAGCACCCCTGCCGCGGTCAGCACCTCGGCTGCCGCATCAACCTTGTTCCACAGTGAGCGGTCGCCGCCGTTGCGGTCGGGGTGAGCCGCAACACGTGCCCGGCGGTAGACCTGCGGAAGTGTGCCTAGGTCCAGGCCGTGGCCAGCCACGTAGGCCAGGTCGCGCAGAAACGCTTCGGCCTCCTCGGCGTTGAACTTGACCATGCTCATCGCCCGGCCTCGCTACCGTTCTGGTCGGCATCGCGCACTTCGATCACGCTCGGGAACATCGAGAAGAATCCCACGCGATACCCGCCGGTGCGCAGGTCGTAGGTGGCCCCCTCATCGAGGGACTGCCACACGTCCCACGAGTCGAACCCGCCCGCGAGGGTGTCCTCGACCGCGAAGGTGCCGCACGAAGTCGACAGACGGTAGTCGCGTGAGGTGTTCCCGTCAGTTGAGCTGTACAGCACATCCTTCGCGATGACCACGCAGTCGTTGTGCCACTGCTGGTTCTGCAGAGAGCAGCCTGTCAGCACGGATGCGGCGGCGGCCACGCCGGCGAGGGCGGCCACACCTATGTGGTTGTTGTTCATGTTGGGCTCCTAACTGTGTTGTGGTCGCGTCAAGCGGATGCTGACGCTGTCGGTTTCTTGCCGGGAAGGAACGGCCGTACATCGGTGAGTCGGTAGACGGGTTTGTCTCCGGGGCTCTCGCGGGTGTCGTGCCATTCGCCGACCTTCTCGCCGGGTCGGCGCCAGCCTCGGGCGTGAAGTTGCTGCGTGACAGGCGGATTGCCGATCTTCTTCCCGCGGGTGCACAGCTTTTTGAACACCTCGACGGACAGTGGCTGGTCAAGCACCTTGAGGACTTGCAGGATCTCCGAGCGCGTGAGATGCCATTCGTCTACGTCGTTCCACAGATCTTGAATCAGCTTCTCCACCCTGAAGGTGGAGTCGCAGTTCGGGCAGGTCACCTCACTGGCGTCGCGGTCCGCGGTCAGCGAGGTCGCGCAGCGGCGTCGGCCGCGGCTCTCGACGATCACGGTGGGGCATGGTCCGCACTCGCGGCGCGGCACGGCCGGGTTGAGGGTGTTCTCGATGCGCCGCAGGAATCCTCGGACGCGGTGGTGGAGGTCGGCCGCGTCGGCGTCGAGGGCGACCTTCGGGGTGTTGAGTGACAGGAAGTGCGCGAATCCGGTTGTGGTGCGCCAGCCTATGGTGAGGTTGTGGGCGCGGGCGATGTGGCGTGCCCACTGGCCGAGCGCGTCGTGCATCTCAGCGAGGAGCCTGCTCGCGGAGGTGTTGACGCCGCCTGCGGCCAGCGCCCGATTCAGGGTGATCTGTTCGCGCCGCCGGCGGGCCCTGGCGAGGTCCGGTTCGTCATCGTCGCCACTGTCGGGCAGTGCGTCGATGTGGCTGGCCAGGGTGGAGTCACCGTCGAGTGTGTCGGGTTCGCGGTGGACGCGGCGGGCTTGCTCGCCGCGGCGGGCCTGGCCGACGGCATAGCCGCGCAGGTGCTCCAGCATGCCCGGTAGTTTGCGGTGGCGCGGGAACGGCTTCAGCTCGCCCGTCTTCTCGTCGGTCTTGAGGATCTGGTCGGTGACTGTTCCGCAGCTGACCAGACTTCCCAACATGTCGCGCAGATCGGTAACACACCGCCCACACAGGTAGGTGTCCGCTGGCGCTGAACAGGATTCGCACTTCTGAGTCACAGGCAATCTCCTCGGTGGACGGTCCAACAATCTGGGCAGGCGGCGACGTTGTTGACGTAGGCGGCGCCTTCGACGGCCGAGCATTCGGCGTGCACTAGTTCGTTCTCGTCGTCGTAGTCGACGAGGTCGCCCGGATTGATCCGGTCGCCGTAGCCGCAGGTTCCCGGGTAGCGGGCTTCGAAGCTCACCACTGACCCCGCTCCGTAGGCAGTTCCAGCAATCGTGCGTGTAGCAGGGCTCGGGGGTTGACGGGGCGTTCCAACCCCGGTGCCCACCAATGGCCGTCGCTCTTCTCGGCGGACGCGTACAAGAGCCCGGCCCGCACCCGCACTACAGCACCGTCAGGAAGCGCGTCGAGTTGACCGGCTGTGCGGATGGTGCTGCGTTCACTCCACACCTCAGCGATGTGCTCTGCGTAGTCGCGGTTTCCTGTTCCGGATGCGGAGCAACTATCTGCGCCACAATCCCATTCGGGACCGCCCCACTGGTCGAGTCGGCTGTGGAGTTGGACGACGTAGGTCAGGCTTGGAAAGTCGCTCATTGTGGCTCCCAGTCAGGGTGGTGGATCAGCAGGGCCGGCAGGTTGGGTGTGCCGAATGCCTGGCCGGGCGGGTTGAGCGGTGCGGCAAGGCAATACCAGAGTCCGTTGCGGCGTTCCCAGACCTCGTGGAGCTTCCAGCCGGCCGGAGATGTGTATGGCCTGATGACCAGGGAGAGGTGGGGCAACGCGTCGAGCTGGTCGGCGGTGCGGACTGTGCACGCTTCACGGTGTACTCGGCTCGGCATCGGCACCGCATCGGGTAGCAGCGGAGCATGCCGGGGCGATGGAGCTTCAGCACGTCGGCGAAGCTGGGGAACTCAGACATGCGAAGGCTCCCACTGCGGGTGCCATAGCAGTCGGGCCGTGAGGGGAACTCGGTCGGAGATGAGGCCGAAGTCGCGGTCGAAGCCGTCGTGGCCGTCGAGCGGGAACCACAGTCGGTCGTCCTCGCCCCAGGGATTGCGGCGCAGGAGGGCGCCGGTCCTGTCGAGGATCGCGGCGCTGTCCGGCAGTGTGTCGAGCTGGGCGGTCGTGCGGATCGTGCAGGTGTCCCGCCAGATTTGCTCTACGTGTTCAGCGATGAGACCGACGGACGTTTTGCCGCTGTTGCGGAGGTCGCCTCGCCACTGGCATCCCGTGCATCGGACATCGATAGCGCTGGTGCGTGTCCACCGGTGTGTGGCGAACACCTCCGCCAGGGTGGGGAAGTCCGGTGTGCTCATCGGGTCTCCGCCATGAGCTGCTGGGTGATGTGGTCGGCGAGGTCCGGTGTTAGATCTGTTGGCCCGGGCAGAATCAGCTGGACGCGGTGGGTCCACAATTCGAGGGCTTTCAGGATGCGCGCGTGGATCAGTTCGACCAGCTGCGCCTTCGCGGCGGCCAGGGCGAATGGTGTACCGGCCGGTTCCTCGCCCAGGTCCATGGCGGGGTCAAGCTCCGCGCCGGGTACCTGCATGGCCGCTGCGATGGCCACGAGGGCGTCCGCCCCGGCTACCAGGGCATGCGCTTTGGCGGCTCTGTAGTCGCCAGCCGTGAGTTCAGCTCTTGCGCGGGTGATCCTGCCCGCGGTGGTGGCGTCGGGCTTCTGAGGGGCGCTCAAGGGGTTTCTCCTTCGGTGAGGGTTCGGGCGAGGCATGGGATGTGTCGAGGCACCCGCTCAGTGGAGTGCGGGTCCGCAGGCTGGGTGCAGAAGTCGCCGGCGGCGGCGCCGCACCCGCGCGGAGGGGTTGGGCATGGCCGGTCGATGACGTCGGCGTACGCGTCGATGACGGGGCCTCTACCGCGCCGTCGGCGGCCCGGGCCGGTGGCGTAGTCAGCCACCACCCGGCCCGTCGGTGACGGTGCCGCATCTGGTGCAGCGTGAGCGGTCGCGCCACGGCTCCGTCTCGGTGTGCGGGCACTCCTGGAAGCGTTGGCAGCGGCAGCGGTGGCTGGCTTCGTCGCACCGGCCGGCGACCCCAAGATGGTCATACGCTTGGTGGCCGCACCGGCAGGTTCGGGTGTCGGTCACAACGCTCCGCCGTTGACGATCGACAGCGAGGGGGTGGGGCGGTGGTCGCACTTGACTGGGTCGTCTTCGGTGCCGATGACCCAGCAGGTGCCTTCACAGCGGGGGCAGTTCGCGCGGAGGTTGACGCGCCGTTGCTTGTCGGCCGCTTCGATCGCGAGGACTCGACCGTTGTGCTCTTCGTCCCAGAGCCGCCGGCGCATGCAGGGTCGGCAGCCTTCGTCGGTGTCGGTTTCGCCGTGTTTGGGGCAGATCGGGCGTGCGCGCTGCACACCAACAGAACCACCTACGGAAGGTGACTCTAGGACTGGAACTAGTACTTGACTGTCCCCGTCTCGACGAGGTCCAGACGGGGTACCGGGTGTCGACGCGGTGGAGACGGGGTCTAGACCGGGTGCAGACGGGGTTTCGACGGGGTCAATTTCGTCGGCCAGTTCGGCGGCGTCCCTGCGATTCAGGCGCCGCAGCTCCAGCGCCAACTCCTGGCGGATCTTCTCCGAAGCGACCATGCGGGCGTTCTTCGGAACCGACGACCACGAGTTGCGGTTCTTCACGCTGACCAGGCGCACGTAGGACCGGACGAACAGCTCGTCGGTGTCGTAGTCGATGAACAAGAACCGGCGCTGCTCTAGGGCGGCGAAGTCCTCCCGCAGCTGCTCAACGGTCAGCTCATTGCAGCCCTTCGCGAGCAGGTCGAGGTGGAACGTCATCACGCCGGCGGTATCCAGGTCTTTGCCGGAGAGCACCTGGCAGAAGGTGCACTGCGCCAGGCGCGGGACCTTCTGGAACTCTTTGTCTTTCCGCCACAGCCCCTCATTGATCAGGGCGCCTGCGTTGGCCACTAGAACTCCTCGTTGGCGAAGTGAATCAGGACATCGGCGTGACACCTGGCGCCGAGCCGGCACCAGCACGCCAGGTCGCGTCCGCGGAGCGGCGCGAGCCACGTGTCGAACTCCGCCCGCTGATCACGCCGCCGAACCGCGCACAGCGCCTCGAACAGATAGACGGCGGACTCGTAGGCGGCCTCAACGCGGTTGTGGGACGTGTAGAGGGCGGTCGGGAGCCTGATGGGCATCACTCCGCGGCTCATCGGGCGGGCGCGCAGAAACGCCCAATCCGGGCCGTAGACGGTGCCGCCGCCGGGTTCGCTGCCAAACACGGAGAACGGGTTGCCCCAGCGGGTCGGCCGCCCGACGTAGCGCGCGCCGACGGGGATTCCAGGCTGTCCGGCCCTGCGTTGTCGTTGCACACGTGTGGGTGTCCGCTTCGCGGTGATAGACACTTACGAGTCCTCTCTGGGGGCGTTAGTTGGACACTGGGGGTGATGGGACTGCGTGGGGGGGTGCCATCCGCAGTCTGGGCAGCGGCCCATCCCGATCAGCTCCCGACGGCTGAACAGCAAACGGATGCGACGATCACTCACCGAGTTCGGCCATCGTCGGAAAGCTAGGCATCGAAGGTGGCGGCGTTATCTGCACTACGCCACGGGTGCCTACGAGGTCGGAGCCGGGGAGGAGGATGACGGCTCGGGTCACGAGAGTGCCGTCAGCAAGCTCTTCCCACGGGCCGCACCTGCCGACCGGCTCTTGCGCCAGACGCTCCGCCAGGTCTGCTACGCGGATGCTGAATTTATCGGCCCGGCGCTCACCCCGATATCGGCAATGGGCAATCAGGCCAGACGCATATCGCACTGATGGGAGCCGGCCGAGGTTCCACCACAAACCCGTTTCGTCGTCGCGCCGCCAGGGCACGTCGGTGCGGATCATCTCGCCGCGGCGGTACACCTTCACGCTGACTCCCCTTCAGGTTGGGACACCGGCAGGTACTTCTTGTCGAGCTGCGCACGACGGGCGGCAAGCTTCTGCTGTACGGCAGGGCTCGGGGGTTTCGTCCGCGGTTCAGGTTCAACAGTCCGTGACGCCGCCTGCTCTAGCACCGCGGCGGCGAGCCGCTTGATGTGGTGATCCGACTGAGCCGGCGAGGCTGTGGCATTGGTCCCGACCTCCGGTTCGATGAGCCGGTCGGACTCCATACGCTTGATGTTGAGGGTGTCCAAGATGACGGGGTCGGACCCGTCGCTGGTGACGCAGAAGTACGCCAAGACACCGTGTTTCTGGCCGGGTCTGCCGAGTCGGCCGATGGCCTGTCGGTGCACACCGGGCGACCAGTCCAGCTCCCCGAACACCAGCGTCGAGCACACGTCCTGCAACCCGTCGAGGCCGGCGCCGGAACGCAGCGACATGATCAGCACACGGGAATCACCGGTGGTGAATCGTTGGAACGCTTCGGCTTTCTGTTTGGGCGACTCGGTGCCGGTGTAGAGGACCGGGCTGTGCTCCTTCAGCCGCTCCATCCAGATGCCGTAGACCTCGCGGTGCCACCCGAACAGCACCACCTTGTCCTGGCTCTCCAACAGCAGGCGGACGAAGTCGGCGACGAACGGAGCTTTCGCCACGCCGGTGGCCTGACGCAACTGCCAGTCGAGCTGCCCGGCGGATGTCCACTTCTGGGAGTTGGTGGCATCCTGCGCGAGGATCAGGCGCGCCATCTCCACCGCGTTGCCGGACAACTCGTTGAGCCGCCTGGAATCCGAGGGGACCTGCTGCTCGATCGTCTCGATCGCTGGCAACTGAATTCCGACATCCTCGCGGGTGCGGCGCAGGAACAGCCCCAACGATTTCAGGTGCGCGCGCAGCGCCTCCGGATTCTTGATCCGCACCTTGCCGTTCGATTCCGTCGTCCACGACCCGCCACCCCACTCGCGTAGGAACTCCTCCCGAGTGCCCAGACAGCCAGGCCGCAGAATGTTCATCACGGAGTACATCTCGCCGCCGAAGTTGTAGATCGGTGTGGCCGAGAGCCCGACAGTGACTGCACCCCGCGAGATGAGAACCTGGGCGCCTTCGTACTTCATGGTCTCGGCTCGGCGCAGCTCCTGAATCTCATCGAAGATCACGGTGTTGACGTGATCGGCTAGGGCGGGCCCCCAGGCTGCGAGCTTCGCGAAGTTCACGAGGATCAGGTCGTAGTCGAGTCGACCGTCCTCGGTGAGCAACTTCGGCAGTTCGTCTTCTGTCTTGGTGGTGCGCACTTCGTAGCCACGGAGCGCGGGGTAGAACTTGCCAAGCTCACGCAGCCACTGCCCACCCAAACCGGTGAGGGTGACCGCAATCGCTGGCCTGCGCGCCGGGTTTTCCAACAGCGCCAGCGACATCAACGTTTTTCCGAGGCCGAGTTCGTCGACGACGAGGGTCGCCCCGGTGGCGTGCACCAGGTCGACCGCGGTGCGCTGATACTCGCGCAGCGGAAGCGCCGACTCGATCCACTCGTCACCGCGGGGCGCCCGGACGCCGGCCAGCACGCCTTGAACGAGTTCTTCACGTGCCCTCGCTGATGCGGCACGGTCAGCGAGGTAGTCCCGGTCCACATCGGACATGTCGAACTTCCACCGCGAGAGTAGCCATTCCAGCTCTTGGGCCATCTCCTCGGTATCCGACACCATCAGCGCGGCGGCCTGATTCATGCGGACACCGGGGATGACGCGCTTGAGCCGGATCATGATGTCCGGTTCCGCGGTGACCTGCCAGTGCAGGTTCGATCGCTTGACCTCCCCGACGACGCGGATCACAGAGCCACCGACCCGAGGAACACCGAGATCACCGGCTTGCCGTGGATCTCGCCCGGCATCGCTGGCACGAGTACGCGCCGGCCGGACGCGAAGAGCAGCGCGTCGACATCGTCGTGCTCGGCATAGCGACCCAGCTGGCGCACCACCGCGTTGCGTGCACCCTTCACCTTCACCTCGACTGCGACGGTGAGCACACCGACGTTGACCAAGAAGTCGGGTCGGTCTCTACGTGACAGGGCCTTCTCGCGGTCAGTGTGGAACCGAGGCGCGAGAACGTCGTGCATCGCTGCCTGCAGGTCTGCCTCAGCGGTCCAGCAGTAGGTGAATCCGGTGAGCGCGTTCGCAACGGCCAGCGCGGCATCGGCGGGGGTGGTGGCGTCGTGACACCGATCGTCAGTGAATAGAGGCATCACACCGCCCCCGCGACGTGCCAGCGCTCGTGGTAGCCGCGGTTCTCGACGCGGACCAGCGCGGAGCATATGGGGCACTGCTCAACTTTCACGCTGGCCGGGGCGCCGTCTCGAACGCCCATGAAGGTGAAGACCGGAGACCATTGGGCAGCTTCGTAGCTGAGGCCCTGGCCGAGCATCCTGGCCCGCGCCCGGGTCCACGCCTTGCGGATAGCGATGGCCGCACGGGTGCGGCGGTTCCAGCGGATCAGGTCACTCACCGGCGAACCCCTTGAGCGGGTCGGCCTCGGGGATGCCGTGGAGAGTCAGAGGTCGGCCTTCGGTGATCTCGCTGTTCCATTCGTAGATCCACTCGCCGAGGGAGTCGCCAGCGTCGTACTGGATCACGAGATGCCGGGCCGCGATGTCGGCGGCGTCGGGGGCGACGCGCTGCAGGACCGCGAGGAGGTAGATCAAGCCGAAACCCTCGCAGCTCATACCTATGTTGGCGTGCCACGCCTCCGGGTTGTCGTCGATGCTGCTGAGGTTTCTGTACCTGGCTTCACTGTGTTTGATCCACCAGTCCAGGTGTTCGCGCAGCAGCGTCGTCGCGGGCTCATGCTCGCGTGCGGCGATGGTTGCTTCGTCGTCATCGGGGTAGTGCGCGGCCCCGGTGTAGGCATCGGCGCTCTGCCAGTCGCGGATCCGCCGCGCCACCACGTCGCGCATCTCAGCGTTCTCCGCGAGTGTGAAGTGGTTCGCGTCGGTGAAGCTCCAGTCGAACTCGACCAGCTGCGCTGCGAGAGCCCGCAGCGCAGCGGTGCTCGTCGACGTCGTCACGGCGCGCCCAGTGATCGTGTGCGTCAGACTCACGCCGGGACCGAACTCGAGTTGCCCGCTCTGCTTTGCGACCGCCACCGTCGGCGTCACCACCAGATAGGTGCAATCGGTGGGAAGGGCTGAGACAGCGATGGGCGGCTGGTCGGGGAGGTGGATCATCTGCAGTGCAAAATCGTTCATCGTGTTTCGGGTCCCTTTCGGAGGGCTGGGCCAATGTCGACTCCGCCGGCGGCGTAGGTGAATTGACACGGCTGACAGCGGAGATGGCCCGCGATCGGGTCGCCGCCACAGTCGATGCAGCGGCGCGGATTGGCTAGATAGTTGGCTGTCTGCTCGGGAGTACTCGCGGCCATCTCAGCTCGCCCTGGCCTTGTCGTACTGGTCTATTCCCCACACGATCGCGTGCAACGAGACCAGAAAATGCCAGTCGTACTCTTTGAACCGCCATTCCCAGGTGTCGGTGAACTCGAAGCGCCTACCGTTCTCGCTGGTGTGCCGGAAGTCCCGCAGCGCCAGGTGAGTGGTGGTCTCGTCGTGGATCACGTCCTCGGTGAGGATCTGGTCGCAGATGTCGCGCCACAGTGGAGCTTTCGGATCCTCCCACCACACACAGGAATCACGGAACGCCTCGTACACATGTCGCTTCACAGCGTCCGGGGAATGCGATTCGTACCTCAGCGGCCCGCGCAGCTTCTCCGCCCAATAGCCCGGGTTGATGTAGCCGGGTGGTGAGCGGAAGAACTCGAACATGTCGGGCAGCCGGGCGAAGTGGAAGTTCTCGATGTCCCCTGTGATAACGAGGTGGCCCGGCCAGGTGACGAGGTCGAAACGCCAAATCCCCGTGCCCGGCCGCGCGAACCGCAGATGCCGATATAAGCCGTCGTCGCGCAGCACCTCCATCTGGTGCTCGCGGGTCTCCAGCTGCAACAGGGACAGCGGCGTATGCGGTTTGGCCATCAGTTGGTCACCTCCGGTGCTTCATGTCCGCAAGGCAACGGCTTGCCGAGCTCGTAGTCGTTGAGATCCCCACGGAAACAGCAGTGCTGTGGGGTGGAGTGCAGCGTGACGGGCCCGGTCCAGCACGGGCACGGCGCGTTCACCATCCGAATTCCTGCGGTACGTACACCTGGCTCTGGGCCCGGATGAAGCCTTTCGTCGCTGGCGCGACGGTGTCGGATTCAGTGACGCGGATCAGCAGACGCCATCCCCGATCGTCGGCTTCGGTGGCGCGGTGGATGTTCCACCAGTCCCACGATGCCCATTGGTCGACCTGGGGCGCGACCAGGAGTAGCGGATCCAGGGCGTCGACAGCGCGAGTCATCTCCGCATACAGCTCAGTGGACTCGCCGCGCTCCAGGTACAGCAGAAGCGGTTGCACAACGAACGCTGTTGGGCAATCGTTGCCGACGATGATCGTGTGATAGCGCGGGAAGTAACCCGTATCGGCTTGGCGTTGCTGCTCGGCCATCGACGGAGCACCCGACGAAGCGGGGTCGAATCCCGGCCCGTACGCGACACCGCGGGGAACACCATCGGTGTGCCAGCCGGGAATCGCCGGCATCCAGCCGGGCATCAGGAACGACACCTTCGTGTCCACCACGACGTAGACGCGGTCACCCACAATCGGCGCGTGTTCGAGGCACGTCCGCACCAACGGTCCCCCGAATAACACCGCGTCGGATAGCCTGGCCCGACGCAAATTCGGGGTGCCCTCAATCAACTCGGGCCGCAGACCTTCTACCGGATCATGGAGCACGACCGCAGTCGAGTTGAACGTGTAGCCAGTCATTGACGGAATTTCACCTTCTAATCGGTTGATCTAGGACGCTGATTCGAGATCGAAAAGCGAAGGCGTGTCCCGCTCCCGCTCGCAGGCTTGGAGGTACTTGACGCCGTCGAGGTAGTAGCCGGTGTTGAGTTCGACGCCGCGGCCGCGCCGGCCGAGTCGCAGCGCCCGCGCCGGCACGGTCATCAATCCGCCGAACGGGTCAAACACTAGATCGCCGGGATTGGAGTAGCGTTCGATGAGTCGGTCGGCGATGTCGAACTGCAGCGGGCACACGTGCATCTGTTGCGCACGTTGCGATTGCGTAGCGTTGAGGGTGAGCATGCGGTTGACGTCGTGCCACACATCCGGTGACCAGGAGCCTGGCGCGAGACTCATGAAGGTGGCCGGCAGTGCGCCGCGGCCGTCGAGTTGTTCGCCGATGCGGATATGGGCCACGTAGTCGTACACCTCCCGCAGTGTTTGCTCAGTGAAAATGCGGGACAGCTGGTCTGGAGGCAGGGCGGCGAGTTCGTCGGCGGTGAGCAGACGGTCCCCGGAGGATCGCCAGAACGCGTGTGCGTCGACCTGCCAACGCGCCCGGGTGTACGCCGCTTTGTCCTTGGCGACGGGGGTGTCTGCGTAGCCCTTCGACCGGTCAGTTTGCGGCTTGTGGAACAGCAGAACGTATTCCGGTGATCCGACACCCATTTTCGTGGCGTCCTTGCACTGCTCGGACCAACCTAGCCGGTAGGTCTGGTTGTTCTCCCGCACAACATCGGTGACGACGGTGATCATGCCGAGGTAGTCGAAGCCGTGCTTCTGGGCGTGAAAGATCGCTTCAGCGTGGAATGGGCTGACGGTGGGGACGCCGGCTCCAGTGACGTTTCCGAACAAGATTCGGTCCTTGACGTGGCAGGCGTAGATCCGACCCGGCGCCAGGATCCGCAATAGCTGCGGGGTGAGGTAGTCCATCTGCGCCCAGAAGTGCGTGTTGTCGTCGGTGTGGCCGAAGTCGTTGTAGGAGGGCGTGTATTCGTAGTGGTTGGCGAAGGGGATGCTGGTAACGATTAGGTCGACCGAAGCGTCCTGCATCGATTCTGTCTCTGGGACGCAGTCGTTGTTTGCCGCCAGCCATCCGTCGCTCGATGCCTCGATTCGGTCGACGCCGATCGAACGTTGGAGCGCCTCGGCGATGGCCGCCGGCTGCAGTCCGTGTTCACGGATGATGGTGCTCATAGTGCTGGTCAGCTCCCGGTGTTCGGCCCACTTGCGTTGCAGGGTTCGCACCACTTCTCGTTCGGACTCGGCGAAGATGATGTCGATACGGCACGGGTGGGTCTGCTGGAACCGCTGGATGCGGTGGACGGACTGGATGAAGTCGTTGAAGGAGAACCCAACACCGACGAAGACCGCTCGGTGGCAATGACGTTGGAAGTTGCAGCCCGACCCCGACAGCGATGGTTTCGAGGCCAAGATGCGGTAGCGGCCGTCAGCGAAGTCGACGACCCTACGCTCCCGCTCGTCAAGATCGAGCGCCCCGTACACCTCGACCGTTTCGGGGATCGCCGCTTTCAACGCGCGGCGCTCATCTTCGAGGTCGTGCCAGAGGATGAAGTGGTCACCGGGCGCCTCATCGACCAGCTGTGCGGCCTTGGACACGCGCGCCGGCAAAGTGTCGCGCTTCTCCCGGGCTGCATCAACCGTGGACATGGGGCCGCCGCGGAACAACAGGCCCTGCCCGTCGCGATCGGCCGGCGCTCTGGAGTGATCGACGTCGATCTCGTGCCAACGCACATCCAAGTCCGGCAGGTCGTACCCCTCATCGGAGTACCCCAGATCAGACGGACGCTCGAGGAACACTGCCCATGTGTTGAGCCACAGCCAGAACTCGCGCTCCTTGTGTGGGTACAGGGTCAGGTGGTTCGCCTTCGTCGAATCACGCTGGAAGAACCTCGTGAGGGCCTGCCCGGTGTCCATCACGCCGAGGAATCCGGCGTAGTGGATCAGCTCCTTGTACCGGTTCGGCGATGGCGTCGCCGTTGCGACGAACCGGTACGGCACCTCATCGAACAGCGGGAGAAACGTCTGATATGTCTTCGACCCGAACGATCGCAGCACCGACGCCTCATCGAGACTCACCGCGGTGAACAGAGCTGGATCGAGCTTGCCCTCGCGGATCGTCTCGTAGTTCGTCAAGTAGATACCGGTCTCGTTGAGTTCGTCAGCACGGCGGACGAACTCAACGGACAGGTCCACCTTGCCGGCGTCTCGGGTGAACTCCTGCCGCACGCCGAGCGGGCAGACGATCAGTCCGCGTCCGCCGCGGTGGGCCAGCGTCAGCCGCAGCATTTCTAGCTGCATGACGGACTTCCCGAGCCCGAACGACGCGAATACGGCTCGCCGGCCGCCAGCAACACCCCATTTGACGATGTCGCGCTGGTGAGGTTTGAGCAGAGGATGAACGTCCTCTAGGTCGACGTCGTGCCCGAACGTGGCGTCGAAACGCACCTTGTCAGCAAGGAACTCGGCGTATGGCTTCACGCGACCACTCCAAGCGATTCGGCGACGATGCCGACTTGGTCGCGGGCGTTGGGGGGACACACCGCGTTGCCGGCCTGCCGGGTCTGCTCGCGCCGGTTCCCGAGAATCCGGTAGGTGGCTGGGAAGTCCATCGCCCCCTTGATCTCCCGCGGCTCGAGCATCCGGAACAGGACGTCGTCGAGGGCGATCGTCGGCCGATCGGCGGCCAGGAGGGATTGCCCGCCGGTGGCGACGATCGTCCGAGTGGGCTCGGATGCTGGCGTGGTGTGGCGGGCGGGGTGGCCGCCGCGGACACCGTTGTTGCGCATCAGCAGCGCGGCCGTCGTCGCAGTGGTCATCGTCGGTGCCGGCTCGTCGTCGACGACACGGCACCTGTTGCCGTGGTTGTTCGTCATCAGCAACGCGTGACGCTCCACCGCGGTCACGGTGGCCAGCGCGTCCTCGGCCGGCCTGGTGCTGCCGTTGCCGTAGTAGGCGGTCACGAGGCCGTGGTGGTTCCCGGCCGCGGTCACGGTTGCCAGCGGATCCTCGACGGGCCGGGCGACACTCCCGCCGCCTCGCAGCTCGGCGATGAACGCCAGCCCCGTCTCGCTGCGTGTGGTCATCGTGCGGGCTGCCTGGTCCGTCGATACGGCGTGCTTCCCGTCTCGACCTTCGACGGGAACAACCAGAGCCTTCGACAGGGTGGTGTGCACGGTGCGAACCGGATCCCCGGTGGGCCACGCCCGGTAGTAGCCATCCTCCCTGCCATGCGCGGGATGCCGCGGGTCGGCAGCGTCGTAGGTATTCCCGGCGGCCTCAATGACCAGCGGTCCCCAGTAGCGTTCGATGCCGGCCCGAATCCGCGCCATCGTCTTCTCCGCGAGCGGCTTCTTGCGGTCACCGATGCGCTGGCCGAGCAGCGACCAGTCGATGATGTCGGCGGCCGGCCGGAACACAGGTTCGAGGACCCGGTTCCGGCAGGCGACGTTCGGGCAGCGGTAGACGTACTGGGCGCGGTAGCGTCCCCACGGGGCGCGGTCCGGACGCTTCCACGACTGGATCGCGCGCACCGGCCCACAGTCCGGGCACACCGCGGCGGGCCGGGTCAGCCGGTCGAAGTCGGGACGCTGGTTGCCCTTCCGCCAGAACGTCACGTACATCCGGTCCCGCGACTGCGGTGCGCCAGGCCCGAACGCCTGGGCGTGCATCGAGTTGACGAAGGTGACGTGGTGGTCGTACCCGAGCGAGTCCATCGCCATCAGCCACGCGCGGAACGGTTCCCAGTGCCAGGCGTCCACGACGTTCTCGACGATCACCGCTTGGTAGCGGTGGACCTCGGTGAAGCGGGGTACGTCCCACATGGTGGCGCGGGACCGTTCCGCCGCGGCGTCCGGTAGTACTTCGCCGAAGAGGTCGGGTTGCACCGCGGCGCGCTTGCGACCCTTCGCCACTGAGTGGTTTGTGCACTCAGGGCTCGCCCACAGGATGTCCGTGCGCGGGAAGCGCCGCGGATCGATCTGCGATAGATCGGCGCACAGGTGGTCGGTGTCCGGGTGGTTGGTGCCGTGAGTCTCGACTGCGAGTTCCCAGTGATTCGACGCGACGCGGACCGACACCCCTGGGATCGACACCGCGCCGGTCGAGCTTCCGCCGGCTCCGCAGAACAGGTCGGTCAATGTGAGTGTCACAGGCCGTACCTCTCCAGAACGTTGAGGACCGCACCGACCGACACCATGGGCGGCACGATCCGGGCGCTGCTACGCCGGTTCTGATGGACGCTGCATTCGCACAATGCGCGAAGGTCAGCGGCGGCCTGGCGGGATCGGGTGATCGGCGTCGTGAGCCGGTCTGCGGCGTCGATTACCGCGTCGGCGCCCGACCGCCGGGTAGTGGCGTTGGGAGTTTTCATGCTGTTGCTCTTTCGATGTGGCCGGATTCGGTGAGGTAGACGAGTTCGGGCTGGCCGATGTATCGGTCCCAGCGTTTGATCGGAACGGTGTTGGGGTCGTTCCACGGGCGGACGTGGAACCCTTCGGCTTCGGCGGCGTTGGGGTTGTTCTCCACCCAGCCGTGGCACCCGGTGGTGCCGTGGCCGCAGAGCATCACGCAGTTGCGGGGGTCCCACGGCCCACCCTGGCCGCGTTTCACGCGGTGATGCAGGGTCAACCCTCGGGCCGAGGCGTGGACGCCGCAGCGTTCACAGGAGCCGTCCGCCCTTGCCGTCACGATCGGGCGACAGTTCCGTTCCTTCACGCAGCGTTATCTGGCATCGTGAGGCGTTCCGCCTCTGGGTATTTGGTCAGCAGCGCCCGCGCCTGGGAGTGCGCGCCAAACAGATCGGCGCGGATCTCGTCTGCGCGGCAGGCGAGGGCGGTGACGTCCTTGCGTATCTGCTCATCGGTGACGCCCCACTCGTCGAGCCACTGAGGGGCATCATCGGTGCTGGGCGGCCCGTCTAGGTCTAGTCGGTCCTTCACCTCGTCGAACGACTCGACCAACGCAGCCAACGCGGTTCGCGATTTGTCGGCGCAGTCCGGGCACCGCGTTGGCGTGGGTTCGAGGGAGTAGCACACCATCCAATGCCCGCACTCGGCTTTCCATTTCATGAGTCTGCCTTTGCGTTCGGTCATGCGGGACGCCCCTTCAGGTGGTTGAGGAACGCGAGGATGGCGCCGACGTCACGGCAGTCCTTGAGCGCTTCCCCGCGGCTGCGGTAGAACTCGCCGAGCACGACGTCCTCGTCGAGGTTGCTGTTGCGGGTGTAGTCGCGGACCGCGGCGCGGGCTCGTGCCGCCAGCTCGGCCTCGTCGGCGACGAGGGCGGTGACGTCGCGTGGCTTCGCCCCGCCGGCCGCGTAGTCCAGCCGTTCGAACAGCAGGTGGTCGAGGGTGAAGTTGGAGAACCTGAGCGGTTTCTCGGCGGGCGAGATCCCAAGTGACACTGAGCGGCAGCCGATCAGCGTTGCGGGTTCTTCCCGGGTAAGGCGGACCCACACCGACGCGTCGTGGGTGAGGGTCCGGTGCGCGTCGACCCTATAGTCGGCCGTGTTGGGGATCGGCCTGCCCTCGGAGTCGACGGCGAACGATTCTTTGCAGCGTGCGGTGACGACCACGATCCCGTTGAAGGTGGTGAGCAGCCGCATCAGATCGGCGTGGCGGTCACTGGCGTCATCCCACAGGACGTTCGACAGCTTGATCTCCGCGTTGGGGTCTTCTCGGAGAAGCTTCTGCGCGTGCTTGGACTCCCTCGCCCGGACGGTGATCCAGTTCTTCAGCATCTCCCAAACGCTGGTCATCGAATCAACGATGAGCACTGGCGGTTTGCCCCACCAATCTGTTGCCGCCGCGGTGTGGATCTCGGTTACCTGGCCGAGGATGTCGTGCCACGATCCATCGTGGTCCACCACCTGAAATTGGGCGCCGGGAATGGCGGCGTACTCGTCTGGTGCGGCCTCGCCCCATGCGACCCAGTAGCATTCACCGATCTGCTGTGACGCTGTGAACGCTGCCGCGGTGTACGTCTTGCCGGAAAGCTCAGGCCCTTCGATGAGCACCAGGGGCCAGGTCGGCACACCTGTCGGTTGGCGGGTCCTGATCGCCATTAGGCGTTCACCTCTTCGGTGAGGAACGGTGCACACCAGGGGCAGCCGGGGCGGGCCTCGTTGCCTGACTCGTCGAGGCGGATCCGCGGCGGCGTCTGAGTGCGCATCACTGGTCAACCTCTGCAGCAAGCTCACGAATCCGGTCCGCCACTGCCGACAGCGGGAACTGCTGCAGATCAGCGAAAACAGCCTGAGCGTTCTCGGTGCGCTTCACATACGTGCGCACTGAGACGATTGGGTCGTTCAGCTTCACCGCGTCGCACACTTCCCCGTCGTCGTCGATGAGAACGCCATGCTTCTCAGCCTTGTCGGCGAGGACCTTCAGGAACGACGGCCGCACCATCTCCACAACCTCCGTGGGGTAACGCGCTTTCACCCATTTCACAAACCGTTGTTCGTCGATGATCGTGAACGGCTCGTTCGGCCGGCGCTCGTAGCGGCCGGTCGTGCCAACCACAACGCCGCCGACGACGCCACACACCTTCTCTTCGCCGTACGTGCAATCAACGACCGCCTTCGCTTCCTTTTCGAGGTTTTCGAGGGCGTGGCGCTGACTCACACACAACGCGAGAAGTGCTGCAGCTTCGCGTTGTCGGCGGTTCATCGGAGCACCCCGATGCAGGGGCCGGTGCACGGCGCCGAAGGCGTCGTAGGGACGCCGGCCGTGGGCCCGACGTCGTCGCGCATGGACAGCCCTACTGACCCGCCGATGATGATGGATGCGAGGATCAGCCAGGCAACGGGGACGGCCGTCGCGTAGACCGACTCGCGGCGGCTAACACGATTCCTGTTCACTATTCTCGGTTTCCTCTCTCTGTGTTTGGGTGGATGTGGTCAAGCTGGCTGTGTGCCGCGGCCAACAGCATCCGCACGAGGTAACCGGGAACCGTCTCGGCCACGACGCATACCCACGCTCTGGATGCGTCACGTGCACCGGTCCCGGCGAACCTGGTACCTGGATGCAGGCGCAGTCCGGTGCGCCGGTTGACGAACAGTTGCCAGTACTGATGGCCGTGAGGCTGGAACGCGCCGCAGATTTCGGCGCCGTCAAGTCCGATCGCGCTGATTCGGTTGGCTGACTCTTCGACGCTGAAAGTCATGCGGCATCCTCGGAGCGAGACAAGGTGCGGCTCAACGATTCCAGGCGGATTCCCAGGACTTCCGCGATACGTTGGTTGTCAGTGAGACCGATGTCTCGCAGTTCCTGGTAACGCTCGATTGCGCGAACCGTCGACCTTTCTCCAAGGTTCGGTTGCTCCTCGGGGTCGTCGATGTCGTCCCACGCCAAGAATGGGGCCCAACCACTCGCGGCGGCTCGGCGTGCGGTGTGGGTGGAGCTTCCTGGCGTCATCCACAGTTCGGAACACAATTCGCGCACGGCGACCGCGGTGCGTGCGGTCACCTGCGCTCGCGTTCGGTAGCTGCTCACCGATTGCGCGGTGACGCCAAGTCGCGCGCCGATCGCTGCACCGCTCCAGCCAGCCAGCATCAGCGCTTCGAGCCTTCGCCTCGTGCCGACTGACGGAACCATTCCGCCACCGTCGATTACTCTGTCGGGCAGGGGAACTGCGAGTACCTGGTCGCTTGTAGCCAACTCGACGCGCCCCGCGTCTGTCCACGTGCCGAGGTACATCAAGGTGTCCTCACAGAGTCCCGACAGTTCGGCGATGCGCCGCACTGACAGGCCGCGGTCGCGCAGTTTCCGGTAGTGGGCGACCACGGGGCCGGCGTCTACGTAGCCATGTCGGCTGGCGCGATAGTGTGCATCGCACAACCGGTCATGTCCGCGGCTGCCCACGTTGCCGCACCTGAGACGCGAACAGGTGCGGTCATCTGACGAACTCATAGCTCGATGCCTTCGCACGCCAGATAGTCAGCGAGGCGATGAGAGTTGGCGATCTGTGGGCACGCGGCAGCGTCCGCTCGGAGAAGGGCCATCGCCTGGCCCAGCCCACTGCGGGCACGGTCGGCGGGTCGCCTGGCTCGGTCACCTGTCGGCGATGCGGCGGTATGCTCGTGTTCACTCACTGCAACGTGGTCCTCTCACTGTGTGGTGGGGATGGCGTCACCCCGGCATGGGTGGCGCCATCACTGTTTGCGCGAAGGGGGTCCCCGGCCGGGGGAGCATGGGGG